ATTTTTTTTTAGTAGCGGATAACCAGTTGCTGTCCCGGCTTCAATGTCGGATCCGGACCCAAATCATTATTGATTTGGATTTCATAAATCACTTCGCGGATGTCTTGCCCGCTCCGATCCGCAACGGGGCCGACAATCTGCCATAGAGTTTCTCCTTGGTCAACAACATGGATAATGGCCGTATCCGCGGCAATGGTCTCTGCTTTGGCCCATGGCGTCGTGCTGCCAATGTACAGCCCGACCCCGAAGGCGGCCACGATGGCCATCGCACTCCGGATCATCCGGAAGCGCGGCTTACGCTTTTGCCTGGTCAGTCCATGTTCGTAAATCTTCATGATCTTCATTCGACTTTCTCCTTTCTTCGTATTCAAATTGGCTCATATTCGCCGACAGCTGGCTGATGAAGGTCCAGCACCGCTCCAGCTCTTTCTGGGTACGTGCCAGCTCATCTTGGAGCCGCCGCCATTCAAAGGGGCTGTGCGTCCAATCAGATGAGTCTATGCCTTCGAGTTCAAGGATATTTTTCATGCTGTACTTGACCCCAGGGAGCTTGAGCCGCTTCAGCAAGCCGTCCTGCTCCATTTTGGTGACGGCGGTACGGCAAAGCCCCCAGCGTTCCATCAATTCAGTGATCGAAATAACCGGCTTCATAGGGAACCCTCCTTTCAATCACATCTACATTTTCTATTCCCCGTCATGCTATAATGAATCCAGAAGGGAGGTGTTTTTAGTGGATTGGTATTACCTTTTAATAATTCCTGCTTACAAGCTTGTCGTAAATGCCGTTAACTGGTGTCGTCTCAATCGCCTTGAAAATCAATATTATCTATGGTTAAAAGATTATACTGACTTTGCACATCTGGCTGAAAAACGACAGCTGTTAAAAAAATTAATGAAAACAGCCAACGTAGCAGATGCTTACGTTAATCGCACCCAACCAATGGGGTTTGGGATAATTGCCAGCGGAAAATGTAATGTTTTTGAACAGTTTCCTTCAAATGAATCGGATATTGTAAAAATTACGCTGTACAAAATCTCCGAAGCTCGTGGCGTGTTTAAGGCAAACTTTTGGGAAACATTTAATCCACTTTATTGGATCCAATTCGTTCTCTTCCTTCCTAAAAAGATGTTGACCTATTTAGGGACTAGCCCTGATTTTGTTATCACCAAACTATGCCAGTTGATATGGTGGATCGCCGGGGCTAGCGTTTCGGCTTTAAAGATAATGTATCCTGACTTTTTCCCGACAGTTCTTCCACAGCTTTTACATTCCATTGCTCAACTATTTTAAATTTCTTTAATGGAATTTTTCCTTCCCTTAACATGGCCATGGCCAGTTCTGCATCCTCACGGGATGTATAGGTTTCTTCTGTTCGAATAAAATACTGAATCCCTGCCGGTTCATTTGATACTCTCTTGTTTCTTAACCAGGAGAGTATTTTTTTCATGATCATCCATGCCGCCTCCTTTTAGTGCCCCGCTTCCTGGTCTTCCCGTTCAATCATGGGAAGAACTCCATGCTTCTTGAGGAGCTGATACAGGAAGAGGCGTCCTTTCTGTGTCCATTCGGTCTGCATCTTACAGTCCGGACGGCCGTCGCTGTGCTTGAAGTCGAAGGGCTTGCTGTGGGTATAGCCCCGCGCCTGGTATTTCGCGTACAGGAACCATTGTGACCCCATCCGGTAAATGACCCGGAGTTCATGGAGCTTCTGGTTCATCGCCTTGGCGCTCATCCCGTAATCTTTCGCAATGGCCGTGGTCGGCACGGTCCCTTTGCTGGAAAGGATGCGGTCGGTATAATCGGCTTTCGGCTTCAGTTCACCGATGAGCTGTTTGGCACTGGCCGCTTCCAGTTCGGCACTCTTCCGGGCTTCCCGTTCGAGTTTCAGCTCCGTGGCCAGCCGGATCAGCGTGTCCGGATTCAACAGCACTTCTTCCACCTTTTCCGGTGTCAGGTAAGCCCCATGCCGGCGGATGGCCGGAAGAACTTCGTCGGCCAGGACTGCCTGGAACTTCTGAGCTACTTCGTTACTGGCCTTGAATCCCAGCCGGTACACCATGTTTTCCGGCAGGAAATCATTTTCGCCCACTTGTGGTCGAAAGCCGAAAGACTGTAAATATTCATTGACCCTTGCCCATCTAACAGATTCATACTTAACGCCGTTTTTTGTTTCCACCTTGGTAAAACCAAATCCTCTTGCTACATCTCCGGCATTCAAATAGGCCGTCCCCGTTTTCGGGTCCAGGTATCCGCGGACGTTGTTGATATTCAAAACTTCGTTCATACGTGTCTCCTCCTTTACTCCATAAATTGTTCATGTCGCAAGCATTTTCCTATTTGCTATAATGTTTATACATAATGAAAGGATGGTGCTTATTTTGATTATCGATTCTATGACTATAGCTTGTTATGGTGCTCTTGTTTCTACCATAGTGGCGGTTATCCAACTGTACACTTTTTTCAAATCAAGAGGATTCTTGTCACTTGATTTAGATCCTATGCATGGTTCTTATTACATAAACAGTGACAATTGCCTACAAATTAATTACCAAGGAAAATACTTTTTAATTCTTTCTGTGAAATTAAGTAATAAGTCTTCTGTTCCTACAACAATTGATGGAATATATCTTTTAAATTCTAATAACAAAAAATTTTATTCATTCAAGGAAATAAAATTAGATCTACCGTTTTATCATGGACATACTGTGCCTTTTAATGACAAGTTATTAACTTTTCCCTTAAGGCTGAATCAATATGATTCCATAAAAGGCACTCTAGTTTTCCCGTTGGATAATATCTATCAATTAAAAAATGTCAGTCTCAACCAAGAACAAGGCATTACGGTTTATATCGAATCACCTAGAGGTATTTATCCCCATGAAATAACCGTACTTCCTTACGTAACTTACATGGAGCATCATCTAAAACGGAATCTCCTTCAGCAATCAAAGAAATTGAAGTAATTCCATTCAGTTCATCGAGTTCACTCATGTCCATGTCCTTTACTAGTTGAATAATTTTTTCTCTTCTACATTGTCGGAATTTTTCTTTCTTATTCATGCTACGCGCCTCCTTAGTGTCCCGCTTCTTGGTCGTCTTTTAGTAGTTCAAGAATGTGATGATTCCAGAGAAGTTGATACCCGCTGTGCCCGTTGCCGCGGGTATACGGAACATGCTCGCAGTACGGCTTTCCAATCGCGGTAGGCACCCAGTCAGTACCCACTTTTTCTTGCAAGCCTTTGCTATTCAGCATGGCGTTGACCCGTTGCGGGCTGGGATTCCCTTTACTGTTCAAGATGCCCAGTTCTTTGGCAATCATCGTCGGCGTCAGTGTCGACGGGTTAGTTTCTGCCGGGATGAACCGTTTCAGCGGGGTCATATCGACGCCGTAAGCCTTCCCGACCATCTGCATGGCTGCGGTCATGGCCATTGGCTTCTTGACGCCGAAGGTATCGGCAATCATAGCTGCCGTGTCGGCCGTATCCTTTACCGCTGTCTTAATCATCCGTGTCCGGTAATGCGGGTTCGGGGTGATCTTGGGGACGGCATATTTGCCGGTTTTTCGTATCGTCGGCAAGACGTCCGACGTGACCCAACGTTTGAATTGTTTAGCTGTCGGAAGCTTACTGGAGAGAACTAAACTATATAAGCCTGATTCATTGATGAGTGTGGCCTTGCTTTTGTAGTTGGAACCACTCCCCTGAATCAGGGTACTGGTTTTATCTTCGGGATCTATGTGATTCGCTACAGCATTTTCCGGTTTTGCATAGCCTAGTGCCATTGCCACATCTTTAGCGACAAACCATGGATCACCGTCTATCGTTACTGTTCTTACCTGTCCAAATTCTGGACTTTTAAAAATCTGTAATTCGTTCATTTCTTTTCACTCCTTCGCTAACGCGCCCACATCATTAATTACTTGTATTTCCGTCATTTCGTTTCAAAAAATTAAGGTCAATTCCTAAAATATCGGCCAATCTCGATAATACTTTCAAGCTCGGAGTGTACCGGCCTCTTTCCACATCTGCATAATATGCACGCGAAACACCGACCATCCCAGATAATTCCAATTGAGTTAATCCAGCCTTTTCACGAGCGGACTTGAGCACATCTCCAATTTTATTCACTATACCACCTCCCTTCTTTAATTACTTGTATTTCCGTCTTGCAAAGTAAGTGTACAGTATTTCCGTCATTTTGTCAATAGTATTTCCGTCATATTTATATTATAATGGTCTCAAAAGACGGAAAAACCGCACAAGGCAAAAATAAGGAGGGATTCTTATGAAAAGCATAGGTGAACGAATTAAAGAAGCGAGAAAATCGGCTGGATTGACACAATTAGAACTGGCTAAAAAAACAGAGCTTTCCCGCTCTTATATTGGCGATATAGAAAAAGATAGGTATAACCCCAGTGTATCTACCCTGCAATTAATAGCTACAGCAACAAATACGCCATTGGAAGATTTACTTCCATCAACTAAGACGGTTTCCCCCGCAGGCCGGGGCGTCCGCATCCCAGTTCTTGGCCGCGTCGTGGCGGGCATCCCTATCGAAGCCGTGGAGGAAATCCTGGACTACGAAGAAATCACCCCGGAGCTTGCCGCGACTGGCGAATTTTTTGCATTAAAAATCCGCGGTCACTCGATGGAGCCGCGGATGATGGAAGGCGACGTCGTTATTGTCCGCCGGCAGGATGACGTAGAGTCAGGAGATATCGCCATCGTTTTGGTCAATGGCAACGAGGCCACCGTGAAACGCGTGAAAAAGCAGGAAGACGGCATCACCCTGATTGCAACGAACACGTCTGTATACGAACCGCATTACTACTCCAACAAGGAAATTGAAGAACTCCCGGTCCGTATCCTCGGCAGAGTCGTTGAGCTTCGGGGGAAGATGTAATATAGGAAAGGATAATTTTATCATGATATTAACTCAACATGAAGCAGACACATTGCGAGAAATAGAAAAATGTTTAGCCAGTCCAACTAGTGTCCGACTTCCTCAACGACGAGAAACTAAATTGTATCCACTATGGTATCAATATAATGGCCGGAACAAGGATGATATGACCCTTTCGGCCTTCCGGGGCAATAAAAACCCCAAAAAAGTCTCTTTCCGCTTATTATATTCTCAATGTATAATATTGGTAAGGATCGATACCCAGGATCCTACGCCACACACAAATCCAGATGGAACAAGAATAGCACCGTTGGAGCCGCATATTCACATTTATAAAGAAGGCTATGGCGATAAATTTGCTTACCCCTTGCCAGAAGAATTTAGTCATACTAATGATATTATTGATTTGTTTATGGATTTCTTAGCATACTCACATGTTATCAACAGGGACCAAGTGCATCTTGTAGAACCGGAGGTGCTTTTTGATGGATACTAATTTCGATTGGATTGCTGAATATTACCAATGGATAAAAAAGAATTTATCTGCCAGACGGTTAAAAAATGGATGGACAGAAATCGGCACACCGTTTATGGACCGTCATAATGATGGGCTGGTAATCTACGCTAAGAGGGATGGGGACAGCATCACTTTATCTGATGATGGATATATTATTAACGACTTGATTGCTGACGGCGTTTCCTTACGCGGTTCTAAGCGAGCCGCTTTTTTAAACGGTCTCCTTTTTTCTTATGGCGTCGAAAACCAAGACAATGAAATGGTGATGCGTACTACCCCAAAAAACTATGCTGTAAGTATGCATATGTTTATTCAAGCTATGCTTGCCGTAAATGATATGTTTATGTTAAACAATGCTACAATAAAAACCATTTTCTTGGATGATGTCGCTAATTATTTTGACCAACAAGGCCTTATCTATACTCCAAACTTTTTGGCTAAAGGCAGTACAGGCCTGGAATTTAATTTCAACTTCCAGATTGCTGGACGAACGTCAGAAATACTTATCAATTCATTTAATTCTATCAACCGAGGGAATCTTGCGGCGTTCCTATTTGATTGGCAGGATATACGTGATGAACGACAGAAAAGGTCCCGTAAGAAAGTGAAAGGCTTAGCAATCATTAACGACGAAAAGGAAGTTGACAGAAAATATTTGGATGCATTGATCGCTAAAGGTACAGACTATATTCTTTTTTCCGAACGATTGAAGCCTGAAAATCTCCAAAAATTAACGGCGGCCTAACTCAATGCAAAACGAACGAATTTCTCAAATTTTAACCTGATTCTGCAAGAAGTCTCCCGCCTCTATAGGTGGGAGTACGTTCACTTGTTTCAGAAATAAAAAAAGATCCTGAACATATTATTCAGGATCTCAAAAATAATATTGCAAAAAAATAAGCCACCCCCAGGGGCAAAGGAATTCTAAGCGTAATCGCCTACTCCCATTCGGGAACCCAGCCTTATCCTTCACAAGTTGACTTTATAGTCATTATATCAAAAAAACGGGAAAATGCAACTATTTATTTTATGACACCTGTTCTTGACCAAACAAGATAAAAATAGAAAAAGTACCGGCACCGTGCTGCGACGTCGTCATCGTCAAAAAGCAGCCAACCGTAGACTCTGGTGACATTGCCATCGTCCTCGTCAACGGCAACGACGCCACGGTCAAAGAGATAAAAGAAAGCCCGGCCGGCATCACTCTCATCGGCCATAACGTCGCCGTATATACGCCCCACTTCTACTCCAACCATGACATAGAGTCTCTTCCCATCCAGATAATCGGCAAAGTGGTGGAGATGCGGCGGAAGTTTTAGAAAGGAAGTAATGAAAGATATGAGCCATCCTTTACCTAAATCCCATATACTTGTAAAACGCTATAGAAAATTTGCAAATTTTCTCAAAATGACGAGTAACAAAAATTTCCAGCGATTTATGTTGTGGATTCAACACTATATACAGCTGAAGTTTAATGAAAAAGAATTCAAATCAACCTTTTTACCAAAATATGAAGAAGGACAAATTATTTTTGTTGATTTCGGCTGCGGTATATCTCATGAATTTAGCTATCCTCATTATGCAGTTGTTTTAAACTTGCATGATCGCAAGAAAAGCAACTTGCTTACTGTAGTACCTATGACATCAAAAAAGCCCAAACACAAAATATTAAAGCCATGGGAACATGAATTACAGTGTACAGTTCCTGATTTATTAGCTATGAAAGCCATGTCTGAATTTGACTTACAAAAACCTGAGTACAAGGATTTGCGAAATGATGTTATCCAGTTATTTTTACAAAATACCACTAAAGAGGAATTTGACAAAAGGCATCATGAGCTTATCGAAAGAGGCGTACAGGCTATATACAATAACAACTATGACATTATGAGTTTTAGAGAAAAAATGAAGCAAGGGAGTATCGTTGAAACAAATCAAATCCGCACAATCAGTAAGTCCAGGATAATATTCCCAACGAAAAAATTACATCCACTTTATGATATTAAAGTTGATAAGCAAGACTTGTCTATCATTAAGTGGAAAATAATGAAAAATATTGTCATAGATATTATTGACAAACCTGATGAAGAGCGTATATAATGGAACTACAAATTGGGCTGTGAATCCCAAAAAATATTTTCCATTATTGTCTCCATTCGGAGGCAAAAAGAAAGGCGCTCTATGCAGAGCGCCTTTTTTGATTGCGTATTTGTCTATAAAAAAATCCCGGTACCGTGCTGGAACACGATACCGGGATATGCCGCAGGTGCTGGAACACCTACGGCGCTGTAAATCTACACACACGACTACGGGGGCTGATTTACGCTATCAGTATATCACATCAGCCTCCCTTTACGCAAAGGAGGTTATTTTTATGACCGATTTAACCTATCACTTCTCTTTCAGAGAAAAGGATCGCGGCTGGCAGGTCATCTTATCGTACAAAGACCAGGCGGGACGCTGGAAGCAGAAGTCACGCCAGGGTCTGGCCACCAAAAAGGCTGCCAAAGCCGCCGGCGAAAAGCTCCTGGTCGACGTACTCGATGCAATGAAGAGCCAGCCAATTGCGCCGGAGCTCGTCGACATCTCCCTGGCAGAATTTGCAGAATACGTTTTCCGCAGCCGCAACCTGACGTATAACTCCGTCCTGGCCTATCGCTACGCGCTGAAGAATTACGGCCCGAAGCTTCTGGCCATGCCGGTCCGTAAAATCACCTATCTAGACATCCAGCAGGCGATGAGCGCCTGGCAATGTGCTGATGCCAGCTACCAGCTCTATGTAACCTGCCTCAAGATGGTCCTGTCCTACGCTGTCGAGCCCTACCATCTCCGGCAGGATAACCCAGCCATCCACTTGAAGCCCAGGAAGCTGAACCGCCGGCACAAGATCCGGGCGCTGACGCAGACCGAATTTGACCAGCTTATGGGAAGCATGGAGACCCGTCCGATGAAATACTATGCCATGTGTGCCATTGCTGGATATACCGGAATGCGAGTAGGCGAAATTATGGCCCTCACTTGGGATGACGTAGATCTAAAAGAGCGACAGATTAGTGTTACCAAGCAATACGGCCGTATTGCCCATAAGAAGCGCGGGATCATGAACATCAAAAACAAGGCCGCCGGGCATCGTGTCATCCCCATTCCCGTCAAACTGCAGCAAATCCTATTGGCCTATCGCCGTTCCGAGCCGCGGCAAATAAATGGGCAGCTATTCCCGCATAGCCAGTTCTATAAATCACTAGATGGATACATAAAGAAGATTGTCCCTGATGCATCTATCCATAGTTTACGTCACACCTATGCAACGATGCTGCTGGCCAATGGCACCGACATCAAGACCGTGGCAGCGCTCCTCGGCGACACGGTTACCACGGTTTTAAATGTCTACGTGGATTATACAGACGACATGAGACGGAAAGCCGCGCAGTCAATTGAAAAAATTTTTGCGTAGAAATTTTTGACGAATTTTTGCCGTTTTAAGTAAGAATGGCTTAACCATGCGGCCTAATAGGCAAAATAGATTCAATACCACATTATACTGTGATTTGCGCCTGTTTTGCAACCATTTCACGTAAATTTAGAAAAATAGCGAGTTTTGGTATTTCTAGTATAAAATGATTCATTTATTTTTACGTAGTTTTATTTCTTTTTTTTGACGAATTTTTGACGACAGGCTGATGTGATACAGAAAAGTGGCGTCCACTCGCAATGGAATGGGCGCCATTTTTCTTTATTTCCCTGGCTCTGGCCCGTAAAGTCGCTCCATTCCTGCACGGGTTACAAGCCAAATCCGCCCGGCTTTTCTGGCCTCTGTAGGCAAAAATTTTGGCTTTGCTTTAGCATATCCGCTACAAGCCTGCTGTACTGTGATTGGGGCTTTCCCCCATTTTTCAGCAGCTTCTGCTGCGGTCATGACTTCTTCTAAACAATTCATCAAAACGCCCCCAGTGCTTTTAATAATGCAATGATTGAGATGACTAACGCTACTAAACTAATATATATTGATTTCATTTTATCAGATGTGATATACTAACCCTAAGCAGGAAGCCCGCCCCTCTAGGAGGGGCAAGCTCTTTAGCTTAACGGGAAAAACCTTGTAGCAGCAATATGATTGCAGTCACTAGCTGAATTATTGCTGTTATAAGGTTTATTTTTTCGGGTTTCACATCTTTCACCTCCTTCTCTATGAGTATATTATACCTTAATTCCGGCTATTTGTCAATGTTTAAACATTGAATTGGTGGGGAAAATATACCCGCAACCCTATTATTTACGTAGGATTGCGGGATTTTTATTAGTTATTTTCCGCTGTTGTACTCTTGCTCAGCACAAATTTAATGGCCCAAATCGTGCCATTAATCAAGAGCGGCAAAACAAATTTATCACGGATAGCATTCCAGCCAGTTTCGGACGCGGCATGCGCCTGTACCTGTGTCACAAACTTATCCGCTACGGATTCAAGCGCGGTCATCCCTTCAGTGCTCAAGCTTTCAATGATCTGCTGTTTCGCAGATTCTACTACATCGCTTGCATCCAGTGCTGACAACACGCCGTCACGTACTTCTGTCCATTTACTCATAGCTAATTCCCTCCTAAAATTTTCTGTTCGTAATCGGTAATTCCGCGAGCTACAGCGCGGGCCAAATCATCTTGATTATTTGCCAAAATCGCTTCATCGCCGGGGTTAGAAATAAAGGCAAGCTCAACTAGTACCGCCGGCATATCTGTATTGGTCAAAACATATAACCCATTAACACCAGGGGTTGCAATTTTTACGCCTCGATCATTGGTATCAAGGGCATCGACCAGCTGGTTCTGGATGCAGTCTGCAAGCATACTGCCGCGATAGCTTCCGGCGCAGGCCCATGTTTCAGTGCCGTTGGCCTCTTCTGCGTCGGCAGCATTGCAGTGGATGGACACGAAGATGTCGGCATCGCTGGAATTGGCGGCTTCACAGATTTCTTCTAAGCTATCGGACTGAAGCAACGCTGTTTCGACGCCGGCCGCATTCAGGTAACTTTCCGCAGATTGACCGACTGCCAAAGCGACATCGCACTCACGAAGACCAGTTGCATCGTTTACGGCGCCCGGATCCGGTTTTCCGCCAGGTGCATGGCCTGGATTCAAAAATACTTTCATTTTTTCTCTTCTCCTTTCGTCTGGGTGGCGGACTTTACGGTGCCGCCGATGTAACCGAGAAGCCCTGAAGCAATGGACATACCCAGCTCGTTCAAGGCATAAAAAATCGCCAGAATCAAGGCCGTTACCAGCCCGATAATGACGAGACAATCTGCGATATTCACTTTTTCAAACATTTCTACCACCTACATACGCACTACATACGCGACAATACGGATGTCAGCACAGACGAAAAAATGCCCACAACTGTGACACTTGTCCCGAGTGTCCAGCAAATGTCATGTTTGAGATCATCGATTCGATGATGGGCCGATTTGCCGGCTTCGACGGCTTGGACGACCTCACGATTGAGATTCGTCAGCTGCCGTTCTATCCTATCCAAGCGAGTCATTAATTCAGTATCATTCATATAATCCTCCTTTATTCAAATAACATTCGTCTATAATAGGCGGAGGTCTTGCTGTCTTCGTCATGGCATATGGTATCCTTTCAGAGAGGTGATACTATTGAAACTACCAAATGGATTCGGCACGGTCTACAAAATGCAAGGGAATCGTCGCCGTCCTTACGTGGCAAAGAAGACAATACAAGGGAAACAAAAGCCTATCGGCTATTTTGAAACATTCGAGGAGGCCATGGCCTGTCTCGTCGAGTATAATCGCGACCCTGCCTTGCTGAGTCCGAGCAAGACAACTTTTGCCGAGGTCTACGCGCTTTGGAAGGCCCAGCACTTCCCGCGCCTCCGAAGTGATTCTGCGCGCATCAGCTACAAAAATTCGTATCGTCATTGCTCCCGCCTCCATCAAATGATTTTCGTGGACATCCGGCTCGGCCACCTCGACCATGTCATTGACGATGTGCGTCATGCAGGCTGCGGATACCCAACGCAGAAGAAAGTCCGCTCTCTGCTCGAGCAGCTTTACAAGTACGCAATACGATATGACCTGGTCGTCAAAGATTATGCCCGATATCTCGATATTGACCGACCTCGTAAACTGCACAAGAAAAAGCCGTTTACCGTCCGTCAGCGCAACCGCTTGTGGCGTGGCGTTGATGATGTGCCCGAAGCACGTCATGTCCTCATGCTCATATACTCGGGATGCCGTGTCGGTGAGTACCGTCATATCCGGAAGACTGACGTCAAGCTGCGCCGTCGCGTCATCGTGATCCGGCACAGCAAGACCGATGCCGGTGCGGGCAGGCTTATCCCCATCCCTCGCAAGCTCATGCCATGGTACGAGGAGGCTATGCAGACTCCCGGACTCTACATCTGCGGACGCGCAGATGGCAGCCGTCACAGCTACGACTCTTTCCGCCGCGCTATCTTTGACCCTGTCATGCACCACTTCGGCATGTCGCATACGCCGCATGAGTGCCGCCACACGCTTGCCAGTATGCTTGACTCTGCCGATGTCAACCGCACCGTCATCAAGCTCATCCTCGGACACAGCCTCGAAGGTGTGACCGAACGTGTCTACACGCATAAGAGCATCCGCGAATTGCTGAGAGCCATCGACAAGGTCTGTACTTGACGTATGCTTAACCGATATATGCACTCGCGTGATATTCCTTGCCATGACTGCGCCGTCCTGTGCTTAACCTGTCATTACGATTTCGCACGATTTACAAGAGCCGCTAACCCCTTACGCCACAAGGGCTTGGCGGCTCTTTGCGTCAGATGCAACGCACGATTCCCGCACGATTTTATTTGTCAGTGTCCGACTGACCAGAATCCCCGTCAGCCGTTGCCTTGCCTTCCTCGGCAGCTTTTTCGGTGTCATGCGTCTGCGTCCGGATATAATCCGCACATTTTTCATTTCGGCACCAGCCTTCAGCATCCAATTTATGCCCGCAGAATGGGCAACGTTTTGCTCTTGCCATAATCATTCAGCTCCTTTCAATGCAGCTTCATACTCGGCCTTAACTTCTGCATACTCTGATTTCAGCTCGGCAATCAAAGACTCATCGCCAGCCAGCGTAGCAGTCGCAAGTGCATCTTTGAGCTCACTAATCTGCGACTCATAATCCGCCGCAATCGACGCCTGCTTCTGCTCCGTCGTCACAATAATTGCCGGTGCATCAGTCGGCTTGCCATCCGCGCCGCGAATATAGCCCGTACCATTAGCGCCCGTGCCGCGATTACCAACATAGTACGCATAATCATCATCCGATGTTTCGATGTATCCGTCATCGAGATACTTCTGCTTTTCTTCTGCTGTCGAAAAATGAATGCCGTCTGCAACGGTCGCAATGCGATTACCGTCAAAATCAAATTTGCATAAATACATAAAAATCATCCTTTCTTAATTTAATTTACAGTGGGGAAGTAACCGCTATGGATGGGTGGCTTTTCCGGTGGCTTTCGCTCAGTTTCGTAAGCTTGTGACCAACCACCAAGGCGTGTCGTGGATGCAGTCACAGGCCCGAGAATCGGTCACGCTTGCTGGGTTTACGTTAGACGTAGGGGATAATAATAAACAAGACTGCGATGCCCAATGGATCGCCATTGGGCAATAGACAGTGGGGAAATGCTAGTATCAATGACGGTAGGACATACGGCGATTTCTTACTACCGATTTCGGTATCTGATGTTCTGGCCGTATTTGCCCTCGATTATGATAACAGCTCAACAAATGGGACAACGATTGGCGATTACTATACAGTGACTTATAAGCCATCATTTTCGAATGGCTCGAGATTACGATTTGTAACTAAAGGGGTATCGATAGGCGGATTTTGCGTTTTTGTTATTTGCAAATAGCGATATAAAATATCACATACTCATTACTTGTACCTAACCATTTATTGGTTTTCAAAGAATAGGTCTCTGGTCGCGTGGATAAGCCTTCGTGCATCCCGACGATAGCTATTAAATTCGCTGCTATCGGCAGGATAAGATTTTTATTTTCAGTGCTTCTTCCCCACTGTTTACTTGGTGATGGCTAAATAAAAGCACGTCCCAGACGAAATGCTAGCATCGTTGACAATTTGGATATACCCATCATTACTGCCAGTTGCTGATATAAAATGGTTCGAGTCCTTATTATCCCAGATTGATATGACATATCGTAATATACTAGCTGATACTGGTAGATTAATGTGATTCTGGCTATTGACCACTCCCCACTGTATAATTAGGCCGCCGCAATTCGGGCCAAAGCAAATGTAGCCATTTTGGTCCATTAGCCCAGTGATGCCCAGTCGATGATTTGTAAACTTTTTCCCGTCCCAGGTTACGTCTGCCCCCGTTGCAAGATTTGCAATCATCGTACCCAGTCTTGCAAGGGTTGCCGCCGGCGCTTCTTTCCAATCACTAGCCCCGGTAGCAGCCTTAATTCTGTTGGCCAGTTCAGACACTTGATTTCTAAGTGTATCAGTATCTGAGGTTGGAACTAGTGTATCTTTTATAGTTGACGTCATAGAACTGTGCGCATCGGTAGCTTCATTATGGGATTTTACTACTTCTTCGCCATTAGCCAAAATAGCTTTACCAAGGTTTGCCGTAATTGTTTGTACATCATTATCATTGCAGTCATATCCTTTTCCCACGATGAAATCAGCGATGGCTTTACACATGGAGCTGACCTGGAAGTAAAGCTTATTATGCAACCGGGACAACGCAATCCCGGGGATAACGCCGCTTTGCCGCTGGGTAGCGTTTGCATACTCGCTGTCATTGAATGTATGTTCTTTCGTATGATCTTCGTTAAAAATCTTGAAATTGGTAGATGCCATATATATTCCCTCCTATTATCCCCATCGGCCCGAATCATATCCGGACAATCTGGACGTATCAGTATCATAAGCAAATGACATTTCGTCGCCTTGTTCAATCCAATTCCCTTTATCGTATCCAGCAATGACGTCGTTTCCGGTGTCGTATCCGAAAACATGGTCATTTGCAAAGTATGCGTTTACGAGGACTGACTGCGGCTTGGGGATAATGTCTCCATTACGAATCATTAGTTGAGTAATTTTATCAAGCCCATTGGATATAATCACCACATCAATGGTCATATCTTGATTATCTTCAATTAAGATTGGAGTACCAAATAATACCTTCCATGTTGTTGCCAGATCTTGAATGCCGCCTTTCCACATATTTTTTGATATTTTAGCCATTAGTAATGAGCGGAAATTCGCATTATCTAATATAGGATTTAAATTAAATTCAGGTTGATATCCTAACATTCGTGATGCACCGATAATCTCACCGAGCACATCTTCCTGCACACCATCAGCATAATCCAGGTCAAAGTCATCATCGAGTTCAACTCCTAATGAAAAAATCTCGTTGCTATGTGAAAGGAGTGCTCGTACCATGCTCATGTATTTGGGTTTATCTCGATGTTCGCCGGTGATGAGCTTCAAGTAGTTATCGACAAATTCCATACCTATCACCCCGCCTCTGTTATTACAATACTGCCAATAGACGCGGCTTCATTATATGCAATCGCTACATCCATAACTCCGGGCGTTTCACCCTCTTTATTAATAGTGATGCCAGAAAGCGAAAAATTTGGCAATGTAGCATTAGTGACAGCTGCTGACACTGCAGTCAGGATGCCAGTAATCGTAACGTTATAACCAATATCCAAAGAATTGATATATTTATCAATGTTGCTCTTAAGTGTAGCCGCCACGGATGAAGTGTAACTCTTGCCAGGTTTAAGCTGGACATTTATATTAATGGGCACATACGTTGGGCGCGAAAATCGGACGATTGTTTGCAATCCATCACTGTTGATGTAAGTCGTTGCGATTTCCCCGAAGGTCCCACCCCCAGGCCCTTTTCTTAAATATATTTGCTTAGCGATTTCGGCATCCGTGCCTCCCTCGACAATAGCGGCAATGGAATGCCCAGGGATACCGTTAGTATCTGTTTCATTCGTGTCGTTGTCATAAACTTTATACCGTGTCACACCGACGACGCTGGCAAGGCCGGCAATAGTACTATCCAGCATGTTCTGGCTCGGGATGGCCACACTCAGCATCTGCCGATAGCGCAGTTGTTCATCTGTTTCCACGGGGCGCCCAGGGATGGCCGCGTCGTTGTTTGTAACGGCTGTCCATCCCTTTTGCGGGTTGACGATTTTATTGATGGTCCCGGCGGCGGCTTCGATGGCACCCAATGGCACACAGGTAGCCGTTACTTGTATCGTGCTATCAGGAAGCACGATGTTTTCCGGCAATGTCCATTGATTACCGGATTCGTCTTCTACGACGCCTGCAGCAATGGATGTGCCAGCCGTCCCCGTCAAAGTGACTTCACAAGTGCTGTGGCTGGCTTCTTTTCGCCGGATCCCGTTCAATTTCACGAGGGAATCCAACCCCGTCCCGACTGCAGTCTTCGGGCTGTGGTTGTTGTATACAATCTGCAGGAGTTGCATCGTATCATACGTTTTTAGCGCGAATACCGATATCATCTGATAGTCCTGACTGTCATTTTCCAGGTAGATGTCCTGCCCGTAAATGCTTTTAAATTGCTCGACCAAGTCGTCCCGAATATCGGCATATGTAGGGATATGCAGTCCGGCGTCGTCTATATAAGGTGCAGTATATGCCATTTAGTTCATCACCTCGTTTACTTCTAGTGTTCCATACTCGGTATTCACGGCGGCATAAATGGATAAAGACCGGGTTTCATTATTCCAATCCGTATTCCAGGCGAGGATACCCGTAACATGGGGTGTTTGGGATATGCGGTCTTGGATTTCCCGCTCTGCCGCCGCTTTGTCGCGCTGGGCGATGATTTGTTGCCACAGCGGTAAGCCATCTTCTAGGTCTTCCCACCACTCATACTTAAGCAGTTTGAGCCGCGTGGAAATTGCCTGTGCGACGGCCTCTGCTCCGGATAAGTAACAGGTCCCATTGGCCCCGAAGGTATAGTCACCATTCGCGTCTAATTTTCGGTATATCATCCGTTAACGCCTCCTGTGCTGCTACCGCCTGATTCTACACCGCTATGGGTATGTCCCATAAAAGGCACGCCATCGATGGTGGTGCCACCACTCTGAATGTGGATGGCATCTCCAGCAATTTCGATGTAGGCACTCCCGGAGGCATTGCGCAGCATGGCCGAGCCAGAGGAAAACCCTCCGACGACATTCGGCTGACTTCTAAAGCCGACGATGGCGAAGCCATCGGACAAATCATGTCGTCTGTGGTCCGCCTGATTCTGTACGCCGCCGTTCTGCCACCAGGCATCCATGCAAGAGTCCCCGAAAACGACCAGGCATTCATCCCCCGGGGCCACGGGTAGGGTCAGGCAGTACCCGCCACCGGAATACACGAAGAAAGGGACGTCTGGCAGTGTAGGAATATCCACCCATTCCAAGTCCCCTTCGTGGTTCAGCTGTTCGCGGATGGCCAGCTGAACAGTGCAAGTTTGGCGGCCATAGTCCACGGATTGTATAATTCCCGGGGCCGCCACCCGTAAGTCAATACTAGCCGCATCGAGCGTGCGCCTGGCTATTTCTATTTCATCCATGGTCCGTTCGTTCGAATGGATCATCACGATTCCCCCTTCCTATCGGATGGACTGGCCTTTTGTCTTTGTCGCTGTCAACAGTCCCTGGCGGCCATTACGGCCAAGGCCGACGATATCCGTAGTCCACGTGTTCCCCCAGGTATCTCCCTGGTGTGCGACCGAGGCCACCTGGTATTCGCCATCTTTATCAAATTGATATTGCTGAGGCAGTTGGTTGTTTTTGCCACTCATGCTGGCGTCCAGTTTGATGGCCTGACGCTGAATAATTTCATTGTCGATTTTTACGAGCACGCCGATTTTCAGGCGTGGATCTAACAGCGTTTTTATGTGGATACCGTTATCGCTATATACAGGGGTCCCGACCAGTCCTGTAAGCGGCGTCAGTACCAGGCAGCGGTCGACCGGGATTTCGTCGTCTACTTTCTTTACGGTTAGTTTCCCGGCATCATCTGTCCAGAAGTTGGCGCCATTCCCGACGCACAGGTCGCGCAGGTATTTTGTCGGCGTACCAAAAAGCACTTTCCCACGTGGGAGGGACCCGTTTTCAAGGTCCTTGCTGATTTCCCCTACGCCCACGGTCTTTTCCGATTCATTGGCGATGGTCCAGATTACATCGCGTGGGCTGCTGCCGGCGGCAACTGTGGACCGGATGTGATTGACGTCAAAGACGGAGCTGCTTCGTAAGGCGACGATTTCCAGCTTATAGTCAACGCCGTTCTCCCGGTTCCGGTACGCTTGAACGATATCCCCGGTAAAGATTTCGCCATATTGCCCTTCGGCATACCCACCTTCGATGCTGATTTGAAAACCTTCGGTCAAAATATCACCCTCGGTAACAGCATTGAGGTTGTATACAGCGAGCGTACATAGCGTGGTATGCGCCGACTCCAGCTTCTGTTCCGTCCTAAAAACGCAGCGGAAAGCAGACACATCGACAGCTGTGTCATGTTCGGTATCTCTGACCTTATTTCCTTTGTCGTCCTTTTTGTACGCCGGCTTGAAAATCGTTATTTTCCACTTCCGCCCATATAGGCGGCCGCGGCGGGTATTGGCATCGGTCTTCGTCGTGGTGCTATCCCCCGTCGAAGAGGTTGTGGTCACTGTGACCTGTTGATTGTCAGCCATTTGTATCACTCCAAACCAGATACCAGTCGGCTGTAAGCGTTTCTGCCGACGGCCATTGTTCTTTGACTTGCGTCCTGGGCAGCACATAAGCACTCCCAATTCCCATGTAGGCGAATTGCTCCAGGACATTCTGTGCGGGGACCAAAGGTAAGGCGCTGACTAGCATATTGCCGCCGTTGTCGCTGATGTCTATGAGCCAATATTTAGCCAGCTCGTTGTACGTAATGCGAAACAGTAACGTGATGTTGGCCCCGTCTACAGGGATTGTCGAGGAGAAGGAGTAGTTCGGCACAGCTACTAACGGAATTGCTGAATACATAAATTACACCACTCCTATCTTCTCGGCTCCGGCCTTGGCTGCCGTTTTATTCACGCCGTCACCGGTCTGTACCGGAGTCTGGCCACCGCTCGTCTGGGAATTGGTGGCCGCCGCCCGTGCACTCGTTTGGGTTTCCGCAGCTTCGGCATAAAAGATTTCTTGCATGCGGATAGTGCACCGGAAGGCATTTAGCGTCTTTACATCGTCCGGAGCGTTTATCTCCGTGATGATCATATTGTCGTACTGTTCGAGGCGGGTATCGACATGAATCGGTACGCGCGATATAAGCATGGCTTCCAGGGTCCGCCAAGTCATCGCCGCTCGTCCATCGCCTAAAATAGCTGGCGGCAGTTTGCAAAGGCTGGACAAGTTCTTATACATCATGACGGTCTGCGCCGCTTGGTAAATCGCATTTAGCAGCGGGTTCATCGACGTATAGGTATGCGTTTCGGCGTCGGACATCATCACGTCAATGGTCAGCTCTGCCGGCTCGATGATAGCGTGGTCGGTCATCTGGACTCCTGTTTGTACCGGGTACTGTGTCAGTTTGACCCGGCGCACGTGTTCGGTCTGCATGATACCGTCAAAGTAGACGCCGCCAATTGGCCATTTAGGCGTCCGGAACAGGAATTCCTGCAGGCCGCCCATACCCGTTGTGAAGTCCAGAATCTTATAATGGCCGGTCAGCTTGGCTATCTGCCGCCCGAATTCCGTGATTTCAAACGGCTCATCGCCGCGAATAATATCTCGAAAATACAAGGCTCCGTCAACCGAAAGCCCTTTCCCTACGACACCCATAATGTCTCGCCTCCTACACTAGATTTTGCCCGCCCGTCAATACGCGGTTCTTGTAGATGTACTGCCCGCGCCGTTGCAGGGCATCAATGGACTGGTCGGCCACGGCCCTCCCGATTTCTGCAGGGCTGGCGTTTGTCTGGGCTACATTGACGTCGCCGACGCTGACGTGATAGGTATTGTACGTATTATTCGTTGCCCCATAGTTAGTGATGCCTCCCTGGGAGCCCATCATACCATTCATCACCACTGGATCCACATTGCCCATCAGGTGGTTTGCGCCCATGGCCATTCTGCGAGAGTAATGGCGCAGATGCCGCAGAGAGTTTCCTGCGCCGACGAGAGAATTGTAGACTCTAAACGTCCCCTCTCCTTCAGGCTTAATTGTAATATCATAGTGGCCTTTGCTGATTTCATGTGACACATCTGCGTCAAACTGGCTGGCGACTTTATACAATATCTGTTCAGCTTGAGCGCTGATTTCATCGGAGATATCCACCTTATACCCATTTCCATGAGAGTATGTCCCAGATGCGTGTCCGGGTTCTGACCCGCCGGTGATGGTAAAGGTGATGCCAGCCTCTCTCGCCGCCGCATTCAGCGCGTCCAGAAATGCGACCATATATTCCTGAAAATGGTTCGTATCGGTCCCGGAACTTCCACCGGAGTCGTCGTCCCAGTCGGTATCGCCATGAGCCGAGGACCATTTACGCAGGTTGCTCTTCCCGAAGTCGCCGCTCCGTTCACCGGATTCACCGCCTGAGCTATCAGAATCACTCGACGGGATATGCTGCATGCCGCCCTTTATCCCGGCTACATAGTTTTCATAGCCATCTTCGAAGTATCCCTCTCGCTTTAATTTCGAGGCATAATCTTCAGGAGAGGTGGCGCCCGCGATGTATGGTCCCCAGATTCGGTTGAAGTAATTAGCGAATTCATCAATGGAGTTAAATGACATATATTCGCCATCTGTTCCCTTTAGTCCGGCCAGGTTGTTGTTCTCTTTCGTCAATCGGCTGGTGAATCCGCCCGTTTCGTGATACCACTGCCCATAGATAAGTTCCGGAGCAACGCCTCGTTCGGCTCCTATTTGCTGTGCTAAAGCCCAGGCCTGTTTTGCTACGGGCCCGCCTCCGCCGCTGGACGAATGCAGTGCTGCATAGGCCCCTTCGAAGTCACCTTTCAGCAGCGCCTTTATTGCACGACCGACCCGGCCGAGCTTGTCGAGAACTTGGTCGATGACATAACCAAATACTTTCCCGAATTCTTTGACCGCGTGTCCGAGGTCCCGCCAGAAGTTTTTAAAGGTTTCGCTCCGAGTCATCATCTTGAGGAACTGGGCTGTTTTTTTTATGACCCATGCCACGGCGCGAATCATGGCCGTAATAATTTTTACAACAAAGCGTATCGCATCACGAAAAGCATATACTGGCTCTGTATCATCCATGTCATGGAAAAATTCGACCATGACGGTTTTTACCAGAGTTGCAATGGCGTCTATGAGCTCAAGCTGTGCATTAACCAGTTCAGCAATGGCATCGGCAAAATCGCGGACCGTTTCGGACTGTGCCGCTTCCTCAAGCCAGCCGGCCAGTACCTCTATGCAATAGGAAATCGCGTCCACCAATCCTAAAAAGATATGGTATAAGGTGTCCATGACTTCTGTGAATCGCTCCCCGCTTTCGTTGTGCGAAAACGCGTCTTCCAGTGCACGGATATTACCGACAAGGAGGTCAAAGATGCCATTAGCCAGGCTGTACAAAGCTCTGCCCAGACGTTCAAAGGTCTGGCAAAACTCTTCAAAGGCCACAGAATTACGGACTTCGTCGGCGACACTAAGAATCCACATTCCCAGGTCCGCCATGGCATCTGCGCCTTTCTTGACATACTCGACAAACGTGTCAAGGATTGGTTCGGCTGCATCAGCAAATTCGATGATTTTCTCTTTGGCCATCTCGATGAAATAATGCAACTTTTCCCAGTATTTCCCGAGAAGCGCGTCCTTCCCCTCGAAATAGCCGAAATAATCGTCGAGAAGTAAGAGCAGTGTGCTGACTACCGTAATCATGCGCCCCGTAGGGGACATTTTGATTAGCGCGAAAAATGCGGTCACGGCTGCCGTTGCGATTTTGATGCCCCGTGGGAACGCCATCCACATATCGTAAATGTTCGTGGTGAGTTCCTTGATGAAGGTCGCAAAATGAAGGCCAATATTGATAATATAAACCAGCGCTCTGGCGGCCTTTTCCGTCCAGACGCTCATGTTCCGGATGAACATATCGTTAAAGGACCGGAACTTGGCCTGTGCTTCAGACAGCGGCCGGTTCAGGTACTTCAGCAGATAATACCCCACCCAGGTCATGGCATAAGACACTTCCTGCTTCAGTCGAGTGAATTCAAACATGAGGTCGCGGAAACTGCGCATTGTCTGCGCAAAATCTCCGCCTACTTTCATGTTCTTACCGTCTGCAATCAGCTTCTGATACCGCTCCATGAGCTCCGGCGTAATGGCAATGTCGTTGATGGATTCCCCAAGTGCGTCTGTGGCTTTCTTCATTTCCCAGGCTGCATCCTTGCTGACCATCATATTCCGGGCCAGCTTTTCCATGGCCAAGTCCTGGTCGGCTACGTTTTTCATCAGCCCTCCGACTGCCGTCGTGATACCTGCCAATGAGGCCGTTACTACACCGGCGGCCGCTGTAAATTCACGCCGCCAGCCACTGGTCGCAGATTCGATAGTCCGGGTTGTTGTGTTTATGGTATTGTTGAGCTCATTGAACCCCGGCCGGTCGATTTTGACGCCCAGGCCGACGAGATATTCCTGAATAAGATTTCCTGCCATTAGTGTTCCTCCCCGGCCTGCCGGCTCTGCCACTCATCAAAGCGTCTCTGGTTTTCCTGCTTGACGAGCATCATTTCGTGGGCGTCCAACAAATCGGTCAATGTGTACGTGCCATCCCACAACTCGTGCTGTTGCCACATACCGGCGATAACCGGCGCGTACACCCACCCGTTTACATTTTGATATTCGCAAGGGACAAACCGCTGAGGCTCTTGCGCAATTCCGACAAGCCGTTTGCGGCGAAAAAATCGCCAATGTTAAAGATCAGTACGTTGACCGCCAGCAGCAATACAAGCGGGGTATTATCCTGCATGTCATTCAGCCCCCAGGTGCCATTCTCGTTGAATACCGGACGGTCGCCGGCCGGCAACGTTTCGTATACTACCGACAGGCAATCCTTCAGGAGCTTGGTAAATTCCTGTTTCGTCATGCTGGTGCGATTCTGAGGCAGTGTGTCCGACAAATTGCCCGCATTTTCGCCGGGAATCTGGTTTTCCATGCCACCTGGAAGGACCTTCTGCATGAGGGTGAAAAGGATGTAACTGCCTGTGAAGGCGTCAAACTTTTTAATTTTGAACTTGCGGTCGAAGAGCTCAACCGTCTTTTCTTTTGCTCTCTCCATAATAACCTCCTATCAGACCGGCAAACGCTGCAGGTCTGCAAATAAAATGCTCCAGGACACACGCTGCCCCTGTGCCTGGAAGGGTTCATCCGGTTCTTTGACGAAAGCTCCGCCAGTGCCATAGTAAGTTTTGTTCATCTTCGGGGCCGTGATGGTCATGCTCATCTGCGCCCATTCATCGGTGGGCGCGCCGACGAGATAGTTGAACAGGCCCTGCAGCCAGTTATGAAGGCCCGATGTCTGCTGAGCGTTAATCGTGATATTCCCATTATTCCCGGCCATCTTGGACACCATGATATGGCCATCAGCAGCCACATCGTGTGCCGTGCGATCCGTAACCTTGGAGATAGTCATATCGCCGATGCCTTCGCCTTCGAGTGAGTACGACCCATACGACGGGTGGGAAATCGTCGCGGTAATATCCGTGAAACTATAAGTAGAATGTGCCATTTGGTTCCCTCCTATCTATTAACGTCCACCTGGATAGTAACGTGGTGGATGGCACCGGCCAGCTTCAAGCTGACGTAAATCGGCGGGGCTTTACGAGCGTCCCGGTCGGCCTGGGACTGTTCGTCGATAGGCTCGGACTGAATCATATAGCCACTCGGCAGGGTAGCCCCATAAGCCAGATTTAAAATATCATTTGATTTCCATACCCCCATCGCAATAAACCCGATGCGGTTCATGTCCTCACATACAACCTTGATGGCGTCTTTAATCCGGGTCATCCCTGCTTCGGTCTGAGCAATCTTGTTGTTCTGGTACAGCAGATCCATGACGGCCAGCTGCATGTCGTTTTTGTACTTGTCCAGATAAATAACCTCATCAAACCATGTACCATCCGCCATCGTGCCTTCTTCGAACACGTTGTAATAGCTGCCGCGGTTGATGTAAACGTTGCCATAATTACCTTTGATGGCGTTAACCTTGGCCGACGAGAACAGCGCAGAGGAGTTTTCTGTTTCGACGCCGACTTCCGTCTTATATGCCAATGTGAAGGCGCTGTTAATGGTTCCGGTCATGGCGCCCATAGCCCAGCCAATGATGGCACAAACGGCGTCGTCGTTCTTCGAGCTGTACTGGCCAAAGCTGTGCCGGTAGCTCAGGTCCTTGAGCTTCTTGAAAATGCCGCCATCTTCTGTGTCCATGACTTTGGTGTCGTTCGTCGTGTACGCAAATACAGTGTCCGGAGATACCGATTCGACGTACTGCGCACACTCAAGGATTTGGTCGTTGGAAATGGCCCCGCAATAAATGCCGATGTACCACTCGCCGTCGTCTTCGCGACAAGCCTGCAACGTAGCCAGTGGCGTTTCCAAAGTGCTGTCGGTTTTCATGGCCTTGCCAATAGCGACCTTCGGCGGTGTCTTCGCCTGCCCAAAAATAAGAGCTGCTGCTTTATACAGCCGGTCGCTTGTAGTAAAGCCATCTTGCAACATTTCGGTCGTGTTTTCATAGGTTTTGATTCTGGCCGACCCAAAATCGACATTGTCGCCAACATCACCCATAAGTAATGCCAGGTTAAAGGCTTTCCGGACCGCCGACCGGGCCGACAGGTTGACCATAATGTTCGCAACCGGGTCCAGCGGCAGTGTGTAATTTGCCATGGAAATTCCTCCTTATCAATTATGTACTGAAGTATTGACAGTAAGCGATTCGATGCGTCCGACGTCTTCGTCTGGCGCTTCGTACCACTCGTTAAAGTGCAGCGCAACATCGTACCGGTTCCACCACCGCCCCGCATATAATTCTGGGACATAGCGGCATACCGGCATATCAGGAACCAGGAAGACGCCGCCTTGACTGAGCGTTCGGCGGACTTTCTCCGTAAAGACACCGTCTTTGATTTGATTGGCTATGTCACAGGATTCAGGGCCGTATATCGTGCAGAGCAGTTCCCATACTCTCGTTCGCCCCCGTTTCCTAATAACCGTATCGTTCCCCGGTACGTAGATACTGTCGTTCTGCTTGCCATATTCGTCGTCCATTTCGGACAGATTGAGGAAGACGATATTATCGTCGAATCCCCAGTCCGGGCCGCCTTTGGCAGGGTATTTCCACCGGATATAGCGGTCTGGTTCCCCTGATACTTCATTTCCCACCATCTCATTGATGGCGTCCCAGAACAAATTCGTAAGATCACTATATTTCACGGGCTATCACCTGCCAGCGTGCCAATAGCTTTGTAATAGCCATTGCTCTGATAGTCGAACACCTGCAGTAGCTTGTATTTTTGACCTCGGAACACGCATATATCGGACATCGAGTCCGTATCCGTTATATGGAATGGTACATCTGCATAGAAAGTCTTCATGCCATTCTGGCGGTCACCTTCCGGCAGCATTTCAAGGTCCTTTGAAGAGGACGGGGCTACAATGCCTTCGACTTCAATCGTTTCCGTCACCTGGGCCTGCACTCCCTTATACCAGGTGCTGCCGGTGTTCCGGATGATCGTGAAGGCATCACAAAAGTCCGGGTCATGTATCAGTTCCCTTACGTTTATCATGTTTTATCCCTCACTACATACGTTATTGCCTTGCGCATTTCGCCGGTATCAATCAGCGGTTGCGAGGACCCCTTCTTCTTAATGGTGTATGGGGCATTGGGTGGCCATCCATTGGCCGGATTCTCGAACCAGCCGCGGGCGGCTGATACAGCCACCATGCCTGCTTTGTTTAGATTGGCCTCACATTGTGCTGGTTTCCCCTCTAAGGCACTTTTGCTGGCCGCGCCTATAAGTTTACCAATGGCGTCTTTCTGGCTCGCTATGGCCGGTTCTAAGACGGGCCTGGGCGGGACGTGATACATGGGGCTCCCGTGCGAATGGATGTACAGCTCGTGAGCCTTGCTGTATTTCATACCAGAATCAAGGCCGTCCTGCATTTCCTTGCGCATGGACGCGCTGCGGACGCCATGAGACTGGATATAGAGCAACTCGGCATTGTTGATTTCGCCACTGTGTTCACGCGTTGAATTTTCTGCCGGGATGCCGACAAGGACTTCTTTATTGGTCAGCGCTTTTAGCTGCTTCCGCAACTCCTGCAGGTGGTTGAGCTTCTGTAGCGACACTTTCATTACCATACGCACATCCCTCCGGCGGATACCAGTCGAGCAATCGTGATGAACTGCTGGCCAAATGCGGTGTACTTATAAGTACCCCAGCCATCAAAATCGCCCGCCATCATGCTGAAGTCGTAAGAAACGGACAGATCACCGGCACTTTTAGACGTTTGTACGCCCTTGGCCAGGCCGGCATTGATAATTTTCGACGTCGCATCCCCGGGGTCCGCCGCTGATTGCATATAGAGCGTCAGCCAGTGTGCGATAAACAACCCCATAGCCATTTCCCAGTAATCCCGATAGCGGTGATAGGATAACGCGGCATGGGCCAGCTTTACCCATCCAGAAACAACAACAGCCGGGATTACTCGATTCCCGGCCGTGTCTGTTTTGTTGAATTGGGGATATGCGGCATAAAACGTGTCTTCCGTGTATTCGGGGTTATCCCCACAACGGATATTGGATGCCGCCGTGATGATTCCCATGACATCAAGCGTTGAGTAAATCATCGTATCGCCCCCTCCCCTGGGTTATTTTTTCGCCGTCTCGGTATCTTTGCCTGTGTCTTTTCCCGTCGCTTTTTTGCCGTCGTCCGGGTCATCTGCTACGTCGATAGTGCCGTCAGCTTTGCCCCACGCATACATCGGGTCTTTGGCAACCCAGTCCGGCAGCGTTTCGAATTTATACGGCTCTACTGTCAAGAGCTTGTCTGATTCGCCAGTTGGCGAAGGGTTCCTGAAGGCAATCTTTTTCTTGGATATTAAACGAATACTCATGGGGTTCCCTCCTAAATGCCATCCCGATAGATAAACGGTTCATAGTAATGGATTTTGACCTGGCCTACGTTCGACATATACAAGGAATCGTAGGAAGCGCCGATAACATTCGGCTGGGTCATGACACGAGACAACGGAACCGGAACGTCCATGCCGACGAAGCGTTTTTCATTGACATAGGCCACCATGCGGTTGGTGCTACCTGTACCGCGGCCCGTGCAAAACCGACATTCCGCGATGACTAAATCGATGCCTTTGGCCTTTGCGATATTGTTATCCATCAAGTACTTCAGCAAGGATACCGGAGCCGTGGCGCCATTAGCTGTAAACGGCGTGCGGTTCAGATATGCAAAGTTTTCCGGATCAATCAAGATGTGATTCGGAATAGCCGAGTTATCGTACTGCGCGGCGGCCCAGCCAGCTACAATAGCGTCATCGATGTCATTCAGGATTTCCTGAGGAGTCTTGTTTTTCCAGGTCGTTTTACCAGATGCGCCAGTGGCAACCGCAGCCGCGGTAACATGGGCATCATTCATCAGACCGGTCGTTCCATAGGATTTCTGGCCGAGATACGTATTGATGTCCATATATTTGTCATAATCGAGGCGGATACCATCATCATAGATTTGTTCAATAGACCGGCCGGTTACGGCTCCGCGGAGCTGGTCCTGGATTTTGATGCTCATGGACACTTCATAAGGCATAACCTTATACAGGTCTTTGCTCATATCGGCCTGGATACGTCTGATAGCGTTCTGGACGCCGCCGATACCATCGCGTTCGCCTCCGGTTACGCTATAGTCTACGTTCATGGCCGAGGTGGCTTCTACCCAGCCGCCACCGCTCTCGATGGTGATGTCGCGAGGATAGGTGGTGTTAGTCAGCGGCTCGCGCAGAGACGGGTCGATTTTTTCAAGCTCACTTTCCAAGAACGCCAGCCCGCTGGCAATGGCCGATGCGTCCATGGTAATGCGGTCGGACGCCCCCATCTGCGGAGCTGTCGCTAATTTATACTGCTTTCTCATGCTAATTCTCCTCCTTCTCGATTACACGCCCTGGCGGGTCAAGATAGTAAGTTCGGCCACGTTGCGGGCGTCTGCGTCAGACGACCATTTTACCCCAGTCAGTTCGATGCAGTTACCGGCTTCATTATCGGCCCCGAGGTCTCCGATTGCGGCTCCTGCCGGGCTGGTTCCGGATACAACTTTCGTGCGGACGTATACCGTGCCATTTACCTTCGGCGTTCCCCATGCGCAGAGTGCCGATACCCCGCCGCGCTGGAGCATGTCACATGGCTCCGAAGCCCGATATACGCCCCAATCCTGGTAGGGCCAAATAACGGCACTCTTTACTTTACGCATAGCGATGCCGGCAAAGGATTCTGCTTTGTCCGTTGCCGTCCAAGCATGGACCGTACCGTCGTCCCCCATGGCAACAGGAGCGCCAAATTTGATGTCTGCCGAGTCAGCAGCCACTGCACGTGTCCGAGATACTTCGTCGCCGTGTCGGGACGCCTGGCCGGGATAGCCATAGTTCATATTGATTCCAATCGTTGTGCCTGGCATAATTAGTTACCTCCTTTGTAGTGCGGGTTACGTTTGCGGCAGTTTTCGCCAAAATCCCGCGGGTCGCCCTGTTTATTAAGGGCCGAATCGTTTACTTTGCGGCGGCGGTTCAACGCGCCATAGCCACCCGTGAGGGGCTGTGTACCGCCTCTGCGCAGTGCTTTACGGACAGCCCTGCTCATGGCGTCAGATACGCGGCGGCGCTGCGGGTTCGGCATCGTCGCCACAATCGGTTTGATGGACCGAATAATGCTCAAAGCAATCGCTCTGTCCTGGGCCTCACGGTTCTGTGGCGTGTCCTTCCCTTCCTCTTCTGCCGGCGTATCTTCGTCGGTTTCGATGTCTTCCGGCGGAACCGTAACGGATTCTTCGCCGTCGTCTTCGGTCGCATCGTTTTTCTGCTCCGGATCTAATTCCTCTTCCAGGGAATCCATAGCTTCAGTACCCTTATCATCTTTGTCTTCCAGGTCGTCTTCATCGTCCGTTGGCTGCTCGCCTTGCTGGGAAGCCAATGCGGCAACGCGTTCATTTAACGCGTCAATGGCATCCTTGAGGTTATTGTCCCCTTTCTCATCTTTTTCATCATCGCCGCAGTTTTCGACGTCATTTACGACCTGGGCCGCTTCGCGGACTTCATCCGGATCGGCATCTTTTACGAAGGCCGCAAACATACGATGCAATACACTTTTCTTTCTGCTCATTGATTTTCCTCCTTTAGGTTTTGAGTCTTTAATGGACACATCGTGCCCTGCGCGGCCATTGGTTACGATGGCCACGTGATTGCCAATGATGTCGGCCTGATGATATGTACCGTCGTCGTTGGCGATATATTTGCAATCATAGCCACATGATATTTCGCGCTTCCCGGCCTCGACCTTAGCCGCCAGCGCTGCATCATAAATGACTATATCGCAAACCAGTTTGTCATTGTCCTCTCCGTTGCCGCGGCGGACATTCTGCACCACGCCTTTCACATAGGTGCTGTAGTTCGACGAATCAATCCCGACAGGTGGATGGTCGTCGGTCAGTGGCTTACCTTCAAATGAGGCAATAGCCGAAGGCTTGAATACTTCCTCCGGGGTTCGGAACACCGTGACAATCGGCAAATCCGAATCAATCCCCAGCTCTTTCGGCAAATATTCCTGTGCTCCCGTCCGACAGATAGGTACCGTGTGGCATACCAGATACCCCTCCGGCGTCTTTGTCATATGCGGTGAAAACCGGGAACCATAAAATGCTTTCAAATGGCACCATCTCCTGAAAATGGGTATAAAAAAACCACCTCATAATGAGATGGTAAAAAATATCAAATTATAATCCTGGAACACTATCTTCGATTCCTTTAGCCATTCTCATGGCCCGTTGCATCAAGCTGTTTTCGTTTAAATACTCCAATCCTCGTAGTGTCAATCGCGGACGTCCCTTGCTGACCATGAAGTGGCCTGCGCTGTCAACATCTATGGCAATCCCTTCAATTAATCCAGCCATTAACAACATGCGTAAAATAGATAACAGCCGTTGCTCCGTAATATGCAAGGTTGTCGGCGAAAGGTAACGCTCATCAAACTCTTCACTATCCATGCTGGTTTCCAGTATTTTCAAAATACGATAAATAATGCGGATGTTGTCCATGATAGTACTTCTCCCTTATTACATGGTCAGTAAATAGGCTTGCCTTCTTTATATGCCTCACGGGCTTCGTTTAGTGACATCGAATTGGCTCCGCCGCGATAATCTGGGTTCTCACTTTGGATGGCGTCATTGCACCATCCGCATAAGTCGCAAAAATCCATATCATTCCAGTGTTCAAATGCATATTTGCCACACACAGGGCATTTAACCGGTTCCTCCATGATGAATATCTGCCTTTCTTTGCTTTATGTAGTATTTAATGCCTTCCATCGGTTTAAAAAGAGTGCGGATGCCTTTATTTAAGTCCGCTTTTACAAAATCATTCTCTTTGCAGTCATATCGGATAATCTGATTATTTTTGTCAATATGGCCAAGAATATCACCACCAACAGGCATTTCAGCTAGTTTCACAGCTCTTTCAACGTATTGTTCCATTGTTAAACCCGGATATTCTTCTTGGTGTGTCCGGCCGTTTTTCCAATGATTCATGAGTTTTTGTTTATTTATAAAACCACAGATTTTTAACTTATTAGCTCCTGTTGGGCTCGCCCTTACATTACCATTCTTTTTCGTATTTGTCGAGGGCGGTCCGCTGCCTTTGCCAAATTTCCCGTCTGGCCCTCTGGGATGCTTAGATTCATCCCACTCTTTATCTAAGGTCAGCCGGGCAAGGTGCAGCTTCGTGGCCATCAGTTTCAGGAGTAGCCTATTCTGTATACTTTTCATAACTACTGAATCCTTTCAAAATTGCGGCGGCTGATAGTCCGGATAGATCCATGACGGTAAATGCGTGCTGGCCAATTCACTAAATCCAGGTCAATGATTGGTTCTGGGTAACACCTGCAGTTCGGGCAGCACCCAGCATGGTAATACCCGAGTGAGTTGCGATAGGGTTTGCCGTTTTTCCCGATAGTCGGGAACAAGTCTTCTGGCGCCGGCGGGTCATCCCAGTTTACGATGACGCCGCTCATCATGCGGTGGCTGGTGCGCGTGCGCCCATCACCACCCATACCACCTACAGGCCGCCAAATATACCAATGTATGCCAAAGTTCTGACAGCGGGCCTGGGTCAACTCTGTCTGGGTCATGGACGTCTGCGTCCTGGCGATGAGCTCAGCCCTGGCTCTGGTATGGGAAGGGAACATTGTCCGGATTTCCTCCGCAATATCCGAAGCCCTGCGCCCCTTCATCGCTTCGCATGAAGTATAAGCGGCCACATCGCTGGCAATATCAGTGGGAAGTGTCCGGATGAGAGCCGCATTTTCTGCCACTAAATCGCGCAATTTGCGCCCTGTCGGTCCTTGTAGCTCTTTCCGTAACAAATTATATAGCTCGCGACTTCGGCCGTTTCTGGCGGCCGCCTGGCGCCATGTGCGCCCCTGATCATCAAATAGGCCCGTGACCATTTTTAGGGCTGCTGCTTGGCAGACGCGCTGGAAGGTCTTAGTTTCAGCGATTTGTAGGAGCGTATTGCTTATCGCATTTGGGTCTGATGTGCGCCCGACGCGTCGGATCATTTGCCTGGCCAATTCCATCAAGCTACGGCGGAAGGCCAGTTCAATTCTGCGTTTCGGTTCCCACAGGTGCTGCATACGGCCACGCCCTTTCTATCATTTATCCGAAGGGGATACGTTGGGAGCATCATATTCAGATTCGCTGTTTTTCGGCTCGCTTTGCCCTTCTGCGCCGCCAAATAGTCCAGCCATACCATCCATGCCTTCGTTCGGGTTTTGAATCGTATCGTCGGCATTTTCGATATCTTCATCGGTGATGTTCGACCACATGCCTGTAATCTCGCTCTGTTGGCGTAACTCTTTCAGCGCCGTGCGCTGGGATATCATGCCAGCCTGGAATGCTTTCGTTACAGAGTCGGTGTTCTTGCTGGCCAGGTCAGACATCTCATTTTCGTCCGGGCGGCGTACAGCGTTGAAGTCGTAATCGAAGTCGTCGGGAACGGCGCCAAGTGTCGATGTCATGATGATAGGCAACAGCTTATCTAAAACCGGACGAAGTTCGGATTCCTGCTTTTCTTCGATAGTATCGTAGTAGTTCTGCATGTCCGACTCGCCCGTGGCATTCATGCCACTCGGCGACCGCCCAAAAAGTTTTGTCACCGGTGTTTCTGCGGCACCAGCCACGTCCATCATAAACCGGTCGTAGGCATCCGCGATGCCCCCGAAGGTGTACTGGTGCGTTTCATAGCTGTCATTTTCGCCGAGCACCTGAATGCTGTTATTATTCATCATGGCATTCATGCCCTGAATCGTGTTGTACAAGTCCTGCTGGGCTTTCTGGCTGCCTGTGGCCAGCACCTGGCTCAGTCCTTCCACCTTCATGACGCGTAAGTTGGCCATGAAGGTTAGCATAGCGATATTCCATGATACATTGTCGCGTTTCTTGAGTTCGTCGAAAATGTGCTCGATTTCTGACGCGCCCCAGTAGTTTTCGGCCAGCTGCTCGATGTAAGGGAGCGGCCGTCCGATGAACCGTAATATTCGGCTGTGATGGACGCGCACGCCCCGCTCAATGCTATCGCTGGTCAGGGTATAGGTGTCGGGAAGGCCGAACTCCGGGTCGTCGATGTCGTCCACTAGCTTATCGTCTGGGGATATACCACTCCACCGGTCCAGCACGAGCAGCCCTTTATAATCGCCCGGCATGATTTCGTCCAGGTTCAGCGGCTGGTCCAGCTCATTTTCCTGCCCTTTGAGCATGATGAGCGCCCCGGCCCCACCATAGAGACGGCCGAGTTTCAACCCGTCTAGGATACGTGCCGTCGTCCGTGTCTTGCGGTCGGTCTGCATGACCTTCCGTATGGCGTCAGGAGCTAACTGTGACAGGATTTTATAGCCGTTCTTGCACATGTCTTCCGGAATCGTGTCGATGATGCGCCGCACAATCCAGTGGGACCGATACAGGCTGTTTATGGTCTGCCAGTCCCAGGTGAACCGCGTCAACGGATATTGCGTGGATTCCAGCACATTGGGCATGAATACCCCACTCCGCGTCAGCGGATTCTGGAATGCATCATTTGTCTGCCGCCGTATGGGTTTCTTTCGTCTTTTCCTTGTCATTCTCTCAGCCTCCATTTGGCCACCATCGTCTTGCAGTAGTACCGAAGAGCATCCATGCTATGGTCACTCACCTTCAGCGGTTGCTCTTTCCCATTGGCCGCTGCTTTTTCATCCCATACATAGGTCTGGAACTCGGCCCATGTGTTAGTGCACTTACGGTTCAGCCTCAGCCGCCCCCGGCTAATCAACATGGCGGTTACTCGGATTCCATCGTTGACGCTGTTGTCCGCATCTTTTACACGGAACCCCTTGCCCTGGCACACCAGCTTGAACGAAGCCGCTGACGGGTCGATGATGATAAAGTCAGGGTATTCGTCCCCAATGAAATTGACCAGGTCGTCGGCATACTGGGCATCCGTCTTCTGGCGCTGCATCGCCCGGCTGTCCCAGTAATACTCCCCATCTACCCAGATGGTTTCGCCATCGTCCAGGATGTCCAGGAACACCATAGGGTTCTTCGTCCCGTAGTCCACGGCGATGTATCGGCGGCAGCGGGACCGCATGGTCTTATTCAAATCGTCGTCGTTGTAAAGCATCGCATCGGACACCATATCGTAAATCAGCCCTTCGGCCAGAACCCACATGCCAAGGATCATGCGCTTATACCACATACCGGAGTAGGACCTTCTGATATTGGCCTTATACTCTGCCGGCAGGTTCGGGTTGTCGTCCAGCATGAAATGAATGTCTTTGACAACCCCATCTTGCAGCATCGATTCATTGGTGATGTATTCCTTGTACAGGTAATGCATTGGCGAGTCGGGGTTCGTTGTCCCATACAGCTTGGCACCTTTTACGCTCAGGCGGTTCAACAACTGCTTGAAGAAATGTTCCGGCATTAGCGTCAGCTCGTCGCAATAGGCTCCGGCCAGCGTCTTGCCACGAATGAACTTTTCTGACCCCTCATCCTTCGCGCCGACTATTTTGATGCGCCGCGAGCGAGTGTCTCCTTTGGATTCCCAGAAGACGTCCAGCTCTCCGGACTGGCGATTGTATTTGTAGTGGTTGTCCCCCAGGGTATCGAATAGATCATTCAAGACGTTGTCATATACAGTATCTTTGGACACGCCAGTCATCAGCAACAGTCCCGGTGGCCCAGTCATGATGTAGTTGATCCACTTCGGTATCATGCTAACGGTTTTCCCCGACCGGACGGAGCCTTCAAGAATAGTGATGAATGCATCGTCTGAAGGTGGCGTGCAGATGAACTCCAGGGCTTTACGTCCCCACTTTTGAAATTCCATTATGTACCGTCACCTCCGTCTATACGCTCATATTCTTTAGATGCCGTCTGTATGGATTCAATCAATTGTTCCATGGCTGACTGATTTTCATGCACGCCAGCAATGGTCCCCGATTGAGCTGCTTTTTCCTTGAGCTTTATTTCACGCGCTTTCATTCGCACATCGGCGGATTCGCCGAGTGTATCTAATAGAAGGCGCATCATCTGACTATTCCCCTTGCAGGCCGTTCGAATCAATGAGCCGAGGACGGCATCGCTCACCAACAGACTATCGTCCGTGATTTGTGCAGCCTTCATGATTCCCGCTTTGAGGTCTTTAGGTAAATCGCTTAGGGGTAGAGAAATGGCCTCTTTCAGCATTAGCCGGAGAGCTTTCTTGCGCCGGCGCGCCTTTCCACTATTGAGCCCTCCTTTTCGGCCGTTTTCTCTAGCTTCGTTCTTGCTTCGTCGATTCGCCGGAACTAAATTTTCTTCGTTGGCCATGTCACATACTCACCACCATCCCTTTTGTGATATAAAAAAGGGACCCGCTGCCATGTCCCGTCCATCTCAGACACGTGCAACTAAGTCCCTATTCGTATGTATTTGGCGGAAAGTGTGGGATTCGAACCCACGGTGCGTTGCCGCATCACTAGTTTTCAAGACTAGCTCCTTAAACCACTCGGACACCTTTCCATGGCTGGCAGGAACGGAAGGACTCGAACCTTCAACAAATGGTTTTGGAGACCACTACTCTACCAGTTGAGCTACGTCCCTATGATATGCCCCAAAAGGGGAGGGCGGAGGCTGGACTCGAACCAGCGACAATGGGGCTTGCAAACCCTTGGCTCTACCAACTGAGCTACTCCGCCGTGCGGCGGCACAATGATTTATCATAGCGCCGCAGTCTAAAACAAGGAGGTGCATATCATGTGGTGACAGTGTGTGGGATGCGCAAGGGCAGCTGATGTACTGGTGCGTGACACGAGCCCCTCGCGTCATCCCCAACTCTCACGCTATTATCGTACCACGTCCGGCCAACTTTTTCCGTATTCAAATATTTTATTTTCTGCGCGTTTCTGTCGAAAAACGACACGAAAAAAAAGTTATCCACAATTTTCATTATCCTTGTTACTGTCGATGAATACCAAGTGCGTCTGCATGGGAATGGATTCCTCGCCGAACATAGCTCCAGTCAGTCTCCGTAAGGCCTTGCGTGCCTCGTTCCGGCAGTATGTCACACTGGCACCCGCGAAGCTGGCTGTAGCCTCCCAGGACCAACCTTCAATGTATCGGGCATTAATGATGCGATAATCCACGGGGTTCGTCGCCTTCATCGCGTCCAAAGACCTTTCGAGTTTGCGTACCTTTGGCAGCATTTCCAGCAGATCATGATAGCTGTCTTCGAGCCGTTTTTCCAGGTCTTCCCGCCGAAAATATGCTCTCTCCTGCGGAGTATCTCCACTCCCACCTCCGCCTCCGGCAGTAGACATATCGGAGACTTTTGGAGCGGCTGAGAGTTTCAACATCTCTTTGTAGTCCTCGATTTCTGCTTCGATATTGGCCACGTATTGTTTAAATTCAGTGTATCGAGTCAAATATTCTTTTACCAGCACAGTATAGTCGTTATGATACATAGCGCCCTCCTTTATAACGTGAGCAGCAGACAGGCCTTATCGGCCTGTCCGCTTTATAGGTTATCTATTCAAGTTTACGTCATTAGTGCTCTCACTTCCTCGCCCGTTTGGCCTTACGCCGGAGCTTCTGCAGCTCATCGTAATCGATCCAGCCGGTATCGCTGTACTTGTAGGACATGGCCACCCATCGAAGTTCCAGGTCTGGGTACTTATATGCGAATAGTTTTCGCTTGAGCTGGGCGTCTTCCATGCCATACCCCTTTACATCGATGACGATTTTATGCCCGTCGTCCAGGATTACGAGGAAGTCGGCAATGTAGTACATCGGCCGGTATTTCTTGCCGTATCGCTCGCAGGCCGGCTGTAGTTCATATTTTGGATGGCACTCGATGTGGCAGATTTTTCCGTCCTCCTTCAGCCGTTTCAACCTGCAGTAATATTTCGCCTCCGTTCGACTATCGAAAGAGATGCCATCCACGATGACTTTCTTGCTGTTTATCTTACTCGCCATTAGCGCCCTCCCTTGTAGCGGTAGCCCTTCCTGGCCATTCGCTTGGCGTGTCGCACCCGGCTTTTTACGGCGTGAGTCCGACAAAAACGCTGCCAGCCCCTTACGCCATAGTAGCGTTTCGCGCCACCTGGAATAATGCCCCATATGCTTTTACATATCGAGTTGAGTCGTTTAATGAGCGCTGCTGGTTCGACGCGCTCCCCATTCACTTTTACTTCAATCTTCATATCCATGACCTGCCTTTCGTTTGAATCGCAATACCGGCGGACAATGTTTGCCCCAATGATGCCCATTCAAATCCCGCTGGCCTTGTTTCGAGCTCCAGGGGAAATGCCGTTTCCGACGTTGTTCTTGATAATACTGTCTTTCTTCTTCGGTCATCTGCCGGCAATGTACCGGACCAGGTGTGTACCAATTATCTTCCATTATAAATCTCTCCTATCATAAGCAATAAATGAGAGCAACTGCGAAGGCAATCCAGAACACTACGCAGTATCCCGCAATCAGCTTCCACATAATAACCTTCGTCCGATTGATTTCAATCATCCTCTCCCTCCTAACTTCCCCTGCTGCAATTCACGCTGTGGGACGACATGACCTTTCTGATCTTCTTCCCGCAGCCGTTTCAGCAGAGGCAATAATAAATTCACATAATCGTTCAGCGGTTCCTTCGTTTCGTTGTACTGGTCGATGTCTTTCCATCCATGGCCACCGATGATAGGCCGTATGACATAGCCATAGTTGTCATCCTTAACCAGCTCACAGCCATTGGCACGAAGTGCACAAAGGATGGTTGCAAAATCACTGTCCAAAACAGCCGCCTGTAAAAGCAGCCAGGCCCATTGCCACCGGTCCGACGGATGGTATTTCTCGAAGTCGTCGGGATATTCCTCGACGGGCCAGTTTTCCGGCTTCCTGGCATTTTCCACATGCTGCACGATGTTTTCCACCAGGCCTTTGATGTCTGGATCACGTTGCAGGAGCTGGGCATGAGGCGTTTCCATGGCTTCCAATACTTCACGGAACGCGGACCGGGCCCGGACAATCATTTCATTCCTTCCCATAGGCGCCTCCTAATCGTCGTCCAGCGGTTCAATCTGGACGTAGATGCCGGATAGAGATTGAGGAACATAGAACTTTTGGATACATTCCGACGCGACTTGAGCATCATCCCGCCAGAAGCCCAGTGACGTCAGGACGTCCTTGAGCATCTTGACCAGGTTATCCGTATCGGGCTTGGTTGCCTTCCACGTTCCTTCCGGGTGCAGCTTCGTTGGCGGGTACATCCATTTCGTCGTCAATGCCACGGGCCCCATGATCGGCTGGGCTGGGCGGAACTTCGTAAAACTGGCCATGAACAGGGCCCGCGTTTCTTTGACGGCCGGCGGCTCATACGTATGTGGCTTGCCATCACGCCCGACGACGAGCTTTTTCATCTGATGCGTCGCCGACGGAATCCGCTGCATGGGTACGAAGAAATGAATCATGTTTTTATCTGTCATTATTCCCTACTCCTTTCCTTGTCTTCCAGTTTTTGAGCGTGGCGGCGTCTCCGCTGTCTACGCCCAACAAATTGCACAAATAATTTGACGATGTGCCGCCATCATATCCCGTGTTGAATAAAATTAAGGAAGACACAACTTGTGAAAATGTTGTATGCCGTAAGCTATGGAAGTTCAGGAAGTTTTCCATAATCCGCTCGGCCTTTTTGACATCGAAGCCATACGGCAAAATACGACGGCCAGCCGAATCTAAATATTCAATTTCTTGATTCATCATTTTTTTTACTCCTTTCGTCGCCGCATGGTCCTGGTTCAGGGACCACAAATAGGAATAGGGACAAGGGGCACTTTCAGCCCCCTTGTTCCCCTATTTGTTGTCCCAAGGACCCACACGGATTTATGCATAAGGACAGGGACATTTATATATATATACGGATGTCTGTCCCTTTTGTCCCTATATTTATACAGACACCTGTACCAATGTCCGCATAAATACACAATCACATACACCATGGACAATTGGGACAACTGTACAGATGTCTCAATCTTTTTTCACGACTTCACTATTATTGACTTCCAGTTCAGGAAGTTCAGTAATATATCGACGAACCGTTTTTTCAGCAATGCCCATATATTCCGCTAAATCGCTAATCGTAACTTTTCCATTGATGAGACAGGCATTATAAGCACTCTCAAGTTGTGCCATTTTTGCTTCTTTTCGCTTTCGTTGCGTTTCCCGTCCCTTCTGTCGTGGGTCTTTGTCGCAGTCTGGCGTGAGCTTGTCCAGCTCGCCGCTATCGTCGACGCGATGGATGGGGTACTCGAACCATATGTTTAATGGCTTGAAGGGTTCGAACTCGCGGAGCGTGCCTTCGATGCGCCAGGCCGTGCCAGGCAGGCCGACCTGGTCCGACGTGTTCAGCTGGATCATGTCCAGCAGGGCGTCGGCATCGCGGGCGAAGACGCCGGACCCGCTGGCCCGGTCCATGGACCGTTTGCTACCCTGGGCGCCCTTGCTGTGATGGTGACAGTAGATGACGGCGCAGTTCAACTCGGTGCAGACCTTGTCGAACTGGTTGCAGAAGTGGGCCATCTGGTCGGCGCTGTTTTCGTCGCCTGTGATGATCTTATAAATCGGGTCGATGATGATGGCCGTGTAGTTCTTCTTGGCTGCCCGGCGGATGAGCTTCGGCGCCAGCTTGTCCATAGGGATGGATTTGCCGCGCAGTTCCCAAATGTCGATATTGGCAATGTTGTTGGCCGGCCATCCCAAGGCGTCGTATACGTCTTTAAAGCGGTGCAGACAACTCGGCCGGTCCAGTTCCAGGTTGACGTACAGGACGCGCCCCTGGGAGCAGTACCAGTTGAGCCACTTCCGGCCCTCGGCGATGGCGATGGCCATCTCGATGAGGGCGAAGGACTTGCCGGCTTTCGAAGGTCCTGCCAGCATCATCTTGTGTCCTTTCCGCAGCACGCCCTCAATAAGTGAAGGCGATAGCGGCGGCAGGTCGTTCCATACATCTTTCAGGCTTTCCGGCTCTGGAAGGTCGTCGTTGACGGCCTCGATCCACTCGCGCCATTCCTGGAAAGTTTCCTTTCCCAGGTTGGTATCGATGAGAAACTGTTTCTTACCATCCCGCAGGACGCCAGGCATCCGGGACAACCGGGACGGGTTTCGGTTCTGCGTATCGATGGCCAAGCCGTTTTTGCGGCAGATGGCATAAAGGTAGTCAACGCGCTTCCGATATTCTTCATAGTTGCCGGCATCGATGTGGACGATGGCATGCACGCTTTTCCCGCCGCTATAGACCAGGCAGGCAACTGGCAGTTCCAGCTGCCGGATGATTTCGTTCTGCTTCTCCAGTTCCATCGAATCGGATTCTACCAGGGCATAGCGGAAGTCCGTCACGTTTTCGTTGCGGACGCCTTTGCCGTCCAGCGGGTTGAACCGGATCCACGCGCCAGCTTTGGGATTATAGTCGCCCAGAACAGCACCCAAGTCCCCGTCACAAACTGTCAGCTCTTCGATGAGTTCACCTGCGGTGCGCCCATAGTTCCCTTTATTCGGCAGGAACTTCCCGTCTTTCTCCCAGGAACTCGTTACATAGCCGACATAGTCGGTACTATCAAACAGCGTCGACAGGTACTTGATGAGGTCTTTGACAGGGTCCCAGTTATCGCCGGGAGCTTCCAGTTCCCGGCCTTCAACCCAGTTTTTGTCTACAATGACCTGGTCGTCCCGTTCGGGAATCATGTCATCCCAGTCATAGGCAATGTCGGGGCCGACTGATGAGGTCCAGCCGCCCCGCTTCGCCATGTCGACAATCGTAGCGCCGGTGACTAAAGACGTAGCGTTATTGTCAAAAGTGTTCCACTTCCGAATACATTCGCCGGGATGATACCGGCCGGCATCGCGAAGGCTCCAGGTGTCCCAGTCGGCGACGCTGTAGCCTTCGAGTTTTAATGCCATGCCTACATTTACCCACTCCTGATACGTGCAGAACGACGGGTCAATATAGTCCAGGAGGGGTATAAGATTGATATTTTCCAATATGCCCGCCCTCCTTTATTCTGGCTGGTACGTCGCCGGGATGATACCGGCCGGCATCCGCCAGCCAGCAGCGGCAATACGGCCGATGAGCTTAGACGCCGCTGCAAAGGACCAGGTGCCGACATGCCGGAAGCCGCGGGCCTCCAACAGCCGGATTTGCCGAGCCGTCGCAAGTCCCAGCTCCTTGCGCTTGATGAGCCGGTCCAGTAACAGCTTGGCCTTGCCGGCGTTTTCGATTTCATCGGGGAAGATACCGAACTTTTCCAGGGCTTTGAGTTGCTTGTCCGACGCCGGCATCATTTCCCAGCCAAAAGAAGGCACGTAATCTGCCAGGTCTTGTGCCTGGATGGACATTTCAAACTGCAGGGGATCTACCAGTTTCCGCTTGCGCTTCTTCATGGCTGCCAGCTTTTCGGTCAGGGCGGCTTCGCGATCGGCGACGACGTCTTCTGCCGCTTCCTTTTCCAGGACTTCCAGGTCTGCCGGCTCGCCGGACTCGTTGAGCTTTTCCGTCATCTTCTTGGCCACGTCTTCCGTTTCGGCGATGAGGCAGGCCGGGCGGCACAGCTCATGCTTTTCCGTGTTCCAGAGGAAGTCGAGGAGCAGCACTTCTTTCTTGCCTGGGAAGAGCCGCGTGCCGCGTCCGACCATCTGACTGTACAGGCTGCGGCTCTTCGTAGCCCGCAGGACGATGACGCAGTCTACAGATGGGCAGTCCCAGCCTTCCGTCAGCAGCATCGAATTACAGAGGACGTTGTATTTACCGGCATCGAAGTCGGCCAGGACCTGCGCCCGGTCTTCGCTGTTGCCATTGACTTCGGCGGCCCGGAAGCCGGCTTCATTCAGGATGTCACAGAATTTCTGGCTTGTCGCAACGAGCGGCAGGAAGACGACGGTCTTGCGGTCCTTGCAGTAGGTCTGCATTTCCCTGGCAATCTGGCCAAGATATGGGTCCAGTGCCGTCCCCAATTCACCGGCTTTATAGTCGCCGGCCGAAAAACCGACGCCGGAAATATCGATCTGTAACGGGATCGTCTGGGCCACGATACGGCAGAGGTAGCCTTCTTTGATGGCCTGGACTAAACTGTATTCGTAGGCCAGGCTATCGTAATAGCTTCCCAGATTGCGCATATCGGCCCTGTCCGGCGTGGCCGTGACGCCTAAGACCTTGGCATCGGCGAAGTACTGCAAGACGCGCTGGTAGCTGTCTGAGACGCTGTGATGGGCTTCGTCAATGATGATCGTGTCGAAGTAGTCCGCCGCAAATTGATGCAGCCGCTTTTCCCGCGTCAGTGTCTGGACACTGCCGACGACGATGCGCCGCCAGGACCCGATGCAGGTCTGTTCGGCTTTTTCTACGGCGCTTTTCAGCCCCGTGGCTTTCTCAATCTTATCGCTGGCCTGCTCCAGCAGTTCGCCGCGATGGGCCATGATAAGGACCCGTTCGCCGACCCGGACCCGGTCTTCAGCAATTTTGGCGAAAACAATGGTCTTGCCGGTCCCTGTGGGAAGGACCAGGAGTGTTTTGGTATGGCCGCTGTCCCATTCATGCAGGACGGCCTGTTCGGCCTCCTGCTGATAGGGACGCAGCGTGACGTCGCTGCTCATTTAGAACGCCCCCTGTGTGTAAGTGGGACGCTGTGCCGGCTGACTCTGCGGCTGTGAAGCCTTAGGAGCTGCCGTCTTGTCGTAGAAGCGTTTCACATCGTTGTAGTCTTTCCCGTTGTATTTGCGGACGCTGACTTGCATACGGCCTGTGGCTCCGATGAGCTGATTCCAGGCAATTCGGAAATGGCCATCGCCACGCTGCATCATACCGACAGCGCAGGCGAAGTTCGTCAGCTGCCATTCGCTTTTAGAGTGCAGGAAGAGATTCTGGCGGATGCGCCCTTTCGTACCGTCCGGCGTCTGCACTTCATAAGTCAGCTTGGCCATCGGGCAAGGCGGCATCTTGTCGCTGCCGTCGAAGTGGGCCCGTTCAAAATCAACGATCGTAAAATCATAGTCACCGGGAGGGACGATTTGAAACGAGTCCTCCACTTCGGTGAATTCATCATCCCAACTAAATGCGCGTTCTTCTGTCATTGTCATTACCTCCTAATCAAAACATTAAAACGGAACTTTCTTTAACTGATTGATGACCTGCAGCATCTGCGGAAAAGCCGCTACCAGGCATCCCATGACGAAGTCTTCCGGATAATCTGCAATCGGCATGTCTGCCGGGAAATAACCTTTGTACGCTACGGCCTGTTGAATATCCTGGGCTGTAACGTTATTGGCGGCCATGAGGTCCGACAGGGCCTGGGGAATGTCTTCTTTGTTCGCCTGGACGTCGGATTGTTCGGCTTCTGCTCGAACAGGTGGCTGCGGCGATTCTTTTGGCGGATCCGGTGCATTGGGAGCTGGTTCCGGTTCAGCAGGCGTTGGCTGCGGGGGCACTTGGTTCATGACCGGGATGCAGTTGGCGATTTCCTGGTAATCAAAGGGCAGTTCTTCGGCCAGGCCGTGCCGGTTCTTGGCATCCCAGCACGGGTTGTGTGCAGTGTACATGACCCGCTTGCCGCCGCTGACTTTCTTCTTGTTGTCCTTCGTCGTGATGACGACTTCCTTGTAATTCACGAAGAGAACCATGTCCGCCCATTCTTTGGCCAGGGCGGCGCACTGGTTGCCGGCCTTTTGCCCCAGTTTCAGCTCATACCGATCGTAGGCCCCCGTTTCTTCTGGAAGCTCGAACTTGCGGATGATACTGTGAGCCGTCAGGACGACATTCATGCCGGCGTCGATTAGATCCGACAGGCTTTCTAAGAGCCGACCGAATTCTTCCTTGACGTAGGTGTAGCCCTTGCCATACCCAAAATCTTCAATGCCTACCTTCCCATTTGACTGGCAGATAGCTTCTTCACAGAGCCGTTCAGCCCAGTCCGCCGTATCGATGACCAGGGTGTGGTAGCCCATCGTATCGCCTTTAAGGTCTTTAATGTACTGCCTGAGCATCTGCCAGGACGTCGGCCTGGGCAGGCGGTCTACTTCAAGGTGCGACGTGCTGCCTTCGGTGTCGATGAATAGGGGCTTGGGGAACTGCGCAGCAAACGTTGATTTGCCGATACCTTCCGGGCCGTAGATGACGACTTTCTGGGGCTTTATGATTTTCCCTGAGATGATCTTCATGATTTACTCCTTTCTAAAACGTGCCGGGTGTCCATTTCGGCATTTCTGCTTTCGGTGCCGACTGCGGGACTTCTTGCGGGCAATCTTCTTTGATGTATCCATCTTCGATGATGATACTGCAGGTGTCGTCGGTCCCGACGCGGGTAGCGATGACCTGCAATCCTTCCCCTTCCAGCCATTTGCCGAAGGCGGCCAGCGTTTCCGGGTCCATCTGCTCTAACTTATCCATGAGGACAAAACCGCAGTCCGGGTTGAGTTTGCGGACGATGGCCGTAGCCACCTGCAGTTGTTCTGCGCCGCTCATGCAGTCCCACTTCTGACCGTTATACGTCAGCTCTCCATCCTGAACCGACAGCCCTGGCAGGGGCATGTCTGCCGAATCCAACAGTTTCATCCGCTGTTCTTTCACGGATTCAATCTGCTGAGTCAGGTCGCCATATTGGCCGGCCAGCTCATCGGCTTCGGCCTGGACCCGGTTCTTTTCGGCATTCGCCCGGACCTTGGTATTGATGGCGTCAATGTTGGCGATATCCTGTTCCAGTTCGGCCGTGCTTTCATCCTGCCAGTTCGCTGAAGCCGTTTCAGCGCTGTTGATGTCAGCCGTGACGGCGGTACGTTCATTGATAAGCGCTTTCTTCTTGGCTGCCAGTTCATCCATTTTTTCATCAATCTCATCCAGTTCAACATCAATGCAGGTCTGCTGATCTTTTAAACTTTCCAGCATATCCCGCTTGCGCTGGTTGTCGGCATTCTTGGCCAGGATGGCCTGCTGACGCTTGATGAGGTCAGACGCGCTGACCGGTTCTGCCGGCGCATCGGGATACCAGACCAGTTCTTCCGCGTGTTTCTTCTTGCGGTCGGCAATACGGCCGACTTCCAAGCGCTGGTTATACAGCGACTTTTCCTGACGGTCTAAAACGGCCAGCTGGTCGCCGACGCCGATGATCTGCAACAGTGTTTCTGCCTTTTCATCGTTCCGGGCTTCCATGAATTTCGGAAGGTTCAGGGCCAGCTTTTCAATGAAGCTGTCTAAGAGCTGCTGGCCGGCTTTCTGCCCCGACGGGTCGATGACATGAAGTGCAGATGATTTGCCTTTGCGTTCCACTACCAGGCCGTTACTGAGTTCGATGTGGATAGACGGCGGAGCCGCACTGCCGATGCGCTGTGATTCGGACGGCTTGAGCTTGTTGCCGCCCAGTGCCCAGGCGATGGCATCCAATACAGAAGTCTTGCCCTGGCCATTCCGGCCGCCGATGACGGTCAACCCGTTTTCTGTCGGCGTCAGCGTAACGGCTTTGACGCGCTTCACATTTTCAATTTCCAGTTGTCTGATTTTTACTGACATATATCTCATCCTTTCTATGGTATAATCACACTCATGCGGTAATTATCATCACATTCTCTCTGATTTCCTTAAGAGTATCAGGGTTTATTGTCGCTGCAGAACTATGCATTGCATCCTGTATTAAAAATAATGTCAGTTCTTCAAATGCATGGATAATTTTTTCTTTATTCTGATTTTGCAGTTCCATAAGTTACCTCCATCTGGTATAATAAACTTGAGTATTTTGGTATGTGGCTGTTGTCGGCGGTTGCCGGCAGCAGCCAATTTTTTTTTAGTAGCGGATAACCAGTTGCTGTCCCGGCTTCAATGTCGGATCCGGACCCAAATCATTATTGATTTGGATTTCATAAATCACTTCGCGGATGTCTTGCCCGCTCCGATC